AGAGTAATCTTGACCTCTACCCATTGACACGTCTACTGTCATCACATACTTACATCCTTCAACAGGTTGTCTATATATTCGGACATTATCCTTTTGCCATGTAACATCTTCTGCCATCATACCCAATAAAGTATTAGCATTGATCAATGTATTACCTGTTCCTAAGAACGAATTACCAAACTCTTGCTCAAATTGTAACTCAGAAGTATTCGCAATGGTTGATTTTTTCCATTCATCATCTCTTCCAGGCACATCCCACCAATCGATTTGATAATGCTTATACTCAGATGTACCATTCATCGCACCCATATAAATTTTATGGTACATATTACCCACACCATTTGCTGTTGATGTGATAATCACCTTAGACTTAGAACCTGATGTAACAACAGGATAAGTAGAGGTGTAGAATGTTTCTGCGTTTTCTACAAAGGCAAACTCATCAAGATAGAGTAAATTAACAGAGAGACCACGAATGGAACTACCAGATGTTGCTGAAGCAATAATTTTGCTATTGTTTTCAAACTCTAAACTTCCTTTGTTCAACACTTTAGTTCCAGGTTGCAAAAAGAAAGGGATGTTCTCAAGCATGGTTGTTATCCTTGCCAACATCTCTCTAGCAGTAGCACCTTTGTTTGCTAAGACTGCGATCGTTTGCTCTGGATGAAACAATGCGTACCATAATAAGTACGCACAAACAGTAATTGACTTACCACTTTGTCTACATGCTAATACAATACTAAATCGATTCTCATCAAAATGATTAATCAATCCCTCTTGGTATCCTCTCAGATTGAAAGGAACTAATCCTTCATCAAGTGAAATGATTTGAATGTGGTTCTGGATAAAATGTGCTGGACTCTCTAGACATCGTTGGTACTCAAGTACCATCTCTTCAGTCCAGTCATTTTGTACACCTGCTCGTTTTACACGAGGGTTTCCTAGATACCCCTCACTCATTTATCTCAACCAAGAAATACCTGATTCCCCCTGTATTACAGGATCATCTATTTGGATTATACCATTTTCCCAGTTCTTCTTTACATCTTCAGCATAATGTATGCTTTTGCCTGGAAGATGTCTATCTTCTATCAATACACCATCCTCATAAAGATCTACTACATAGATCTCTTTCTCTCGGATGACTGCGTGTCTATTTTCAATTTTACTCATCACGAATTTTATCCTTTAAAAATTTTTGTAGTTCTGCTGTAGAACCTATAAACAAATTGTTGTTTGTCGTGCCCACAGATTCTTGTGGGGAATCAATCTTTTCCAACTCTCTTATTTGTTTTTGTAGAGTTAAAAGTTTTTCTGCTGTTTCTCCAACTGTTTTGATCAACTGTCCTGCGACTTCGTAAGTTCTAGGATGTTCAGTTTCTTTAGCAAGTTCTAAGATACCATCTACAGCATCTTGCCCTCGTTCAACTAAGTTGTATAACACTTCTCTACCATAAGTCGCATCTTTATCTGCTTCTTTGGTCCTTTTGGTGGGGTCGTTATAAACAGTGGGAAGTTTCTTCTGAGTTTCGTCTATTTCTGCGTTAATATCAAGAAGATTGTTTAGTTTATCGTCTATTTTGCTCATATTTTTTCATCATCAATAACTTTCGTCATCATAGGTGCTAGGACTAAATTCTTCATAGAAATTTACATCCTCTGCTACTACATAAGGATCATCTGGATCCACCCCACCGACCACTATAAGTTGCTGGTTGTCAGTGAGTGTCACACTTGCACTGAGTGTAAGTGTAAGACTATTTATTGCTTGTATAGTTGGGTTGGTTTCGTTGCCTGTACCAAACACTGTATAACTTGTAGCAACTGTATCGGGAACTGTGTCCAAAACTACTGTGGTTGAATTATTGACTGCACCATTCACAGTCACTGAAGTTCCAGGTTGATAATGTCTTACTTTCTTAACAAGTCCTGACGCATCTTGTGATGTGGTAGTAAATGCTGCAGTTCCATCACCAATATATATACCCTCTTCTACCTTTGTAATAACTTTACCTGTATTGACAGGTCCATAGAAATATGTCTTCATCAAAAATGATAAATCATAAGTTAAAATTCTACGAGATAAAAAATCACCCTCATAAGAATCTGATTGACTTACACTTTCTAGAATGATAGGAACATCTCTAACATCAGACATCAAAGGAACAGTCGACATAGCAACTGTATACTCTGGTTGGAAATATGGTAAGATTTGTTCTACGATCTGTAAAGCATCTTCTTGGTTTCTTGCCATAATAGACAAGTTGAAATTTAGATTGTATGGTGTAGGAATGTATTGATAACCACGTGAGGGATTTGTACCAGCACTTTCAGTTGTAGATATATCCTTCACCAAACGAATGTTTCTGTTTTGTGATCTAGCAGAATCATAATTAAACCCTGTCAACTCAAATGCCATTCGAGGTAAAGTAATTGCTGTTCTGTTTAGATCGTTCAGATCAGGTTCAGCATTTATTCTTGCTAACCATTTTTGTTTGGGTCCATATTGAATAGGAACTTTAATTTGCTGTAAAATTGTATCGTCTGCTTTTACTCTACGCACTGTGATATTATTGAAGAGTGTACCAAATACAGATACAGACTTCTTTACAGTTTCATGGTAAAAGTAAGTTCCGAACATTATGTATTCTCGTTGATATAATCCTGCATTTGTTGCACTGTTTGTAGTGACTCTGCTGTATCATCGTCAATGGTGAAGTCATATTCTTCTTCTATATCCATGATGATCTCTACGATAGATAATGAGTCTGCACCCAAATCTTCTACGATGTGTGATTCTGGTTTGATGTCTTTAACATCTACATCAACACGATCTGCTATAATTCTTATTAAGTCCATTAATTCACCTCTCCGAATGGGTTTGTTTCACTGAAGTCTAGATATGAATTGCCCTGTGTATCGAACTCTTCATTTTGTGCTAGTGCGTCATCAGCAAACTCTAAGTCATCACCCACAACTCCTACCGACCATGATGCTTCAGATTCGACACCAACGAAGGTGTCATTGACAGCAAAGGTCAATGTAGTCATGTTTTGTAAGTAAAGAACTCGAGTTGGTTTGTCCCAGTAATTAACTTCACCAACTACAGTACCACCCACAGTGATTTGTTCACCCACAGTGAATGTACCTGTACCACCTGAAGTCATAGTAAATTTCTGAGTATATGCATTTTCAGTTTCAGATGCATCAACCCCAGCGATACCTGTATCAAAGTCATCTTGATTGTATTCGTAAAGTTCGCATTGACATTTGAACACAAATAGTTTGCCTACTTGATAGAATGGGTTCTCATGTTCTACAAATTTAATTTCAAACATTGAACCTGAAAGAGGGAAGTAAATAAGATCTCCCTCGTTGGGTCTATAAGAAGATGCTAGGTTTTCATCTAGGGATACAAATCGTTCCCAACTGCGTACTGAAATTATAAAGGTTGCTGAGTCTCTAATCTCTACACCAAACTTACTAAAGAGATCTCCTTCTCCTTCAAATCCTTCAGTGTTTTCTATGTATGCTTCTATAGAATAAGCATCACCATAAGTGCTGCGAACATCTTCTACAAAGATGCCTTCTTCTTCTGCAACTTCTCGTGGTAAATAAAATGTTTCATGACCATACATTCTGAGTGACTCGACGACCAAATCCTCATAGAGCATTTGTTCTCCGTCCACTGCATGGTTGAAATATACATTTGTCGGCATGATATTATCCTATCATATAATCAAGTGGCAACTCATAGTTGTTTCTTGATTCTTCTTCTAGTTTTTCAATCTCTTGGTTTGCTTCTTCTAGTATTCTAGTTGAGTTTAAAGTGACACCACCAGGAAGTGCTATTCCTTCAAACTTAGATAAGTTTTGACCCCATTGTCTTTTAACTAAAGCAGTCGCATACTTCTTCAACCATATATCATTATAGATATCGGTAAAGGTTGATGGATCTACTTTGCGATAACATTCAATAAGAAAGTATTCTCCAGCACTTACTCTGGCATTATCCATATCGAGATACAATCTGTTTTGATGTTTGTTAAATCTGATAGGAACATTACCTACAAGTGTCATGTCTAGTAAGTTTAAGTGTTGCTGTAATTGTTCGTAATAAAGGACAGAAGTGGACTGTAGATCGTACAAGTCATTCAATCGTAATTGATACCTGATATCAAACATATCCATAGAGTTTCTGTCATTGAAAGGGAATATTCTAAGTACTGATAATACAGACTCTGGCATTACAAGATAATTCTTTTGTTCACCAAAGGTTTGACCTGAGTACTCGTGCGTTCCAGTTGTGGATGCATCTTGAGAAGCATCAGTCTCAAATGTGTTTAACCAAGTTGAATCAACTTGATGTTTGAGGTAAGTTCTTATTGCACCATCGTAATGATATTCTGCGAAGTACTGTAGAGCATCATCAATTCTATCATCGAACTGATCATCGTCCACATTGATTTCTACAACTGGGAAACCCAATTGTCTCTTAATAAAAGATTTAAAGGTTGCTCTTGAGTTAGGTGCTGCCATAGTAATGTCTCCATTACTATTTATACGAAATTAATCTCTAGTTGCTAGACGATCTAGTTTTGCATCAATTCTATCAATCGCATCCATCATTCGTTCAAAAGATCTTTCAAATTCATTCTTGGACACATAATCTTTCGCGATCTCTTCACGAGTTTTGTTGATTAGAATATCAATCCTCTTCACTTCATTGCTCATTGATCTTACGATGAATGCAACAGGTGCCAAAATAAAAGTGAGGAAGATATTCCATAGAAGTTCTGGGTCTATGGGCATATGCTCTCCGTTATTTTAAGTATTTATATGATAGGATTGCCTGTAAGAGGGTCTATGTTGAACTCATATTCATTTGCAGGTACTATCGAAGGGGTCTGTTCACCAATTTTCATTTTGTTTATTGCGTGCCAACCAACATTGAAAGATATAGAGTATCTTCTCTTGTCAGTGAAGTTTGGTTCTACCATGTGCATTGCACCTGATGGGAATAGAATGAGCATACCTGTTTTGGGTCTTACACGAAAATCAGTTCGAGATCTATCATTAT